ATGCGTTTGAACCACCAGCAGTTGTTGATAAAGGTGTTTTTAACACTCTCTCAGCGGTAAATTGTAATTCTTTTGGAATAATTAATTTAACACCTTGTAGAGCTATTTTTAAACCTCTTTCATCTACAAATGCAGCAATATCAATTAATGATTGCTCTAATGAAGTTTCTGACAAGTCTGCTGCAGTTGCAAGTTCATTTGCAAATGTACCACCACTCGCAAGAGGGTGCGCAGTTGAACAAAGTTCTACTCCGTCACCACCTGTAAATGCTGGATCAAAAGCATTATTAAGTATGTTAGCAGCTTGCTGTTGCTTAGTCTGTGACATTGATCTTGCTAACGCTCTTGTATACCTTGCTGCCAGTCTATCATAAAGGTTATCTTCAATAGCTTCCTCAGTTATAGCAAATGCTAATGCAAATGTTTGGTGAGTATATCTTGAAGTGTATGCTTCCGTAGCATCATCAAATACTACTGGGGCTCCCTCTGTTTTAGCTGATGCTCCTGCAAATCCAGATAACATTACTTCTTCTTCAAATGCTCTATCAGAAGTTTCTGTTATAAAGATTTCTGCATGCTCGTTGTCGTATCTATTATATTCCAGGCCGAATAGTGCATTCAATCCTGGCTCTAGTTCTTTGACTAGCTGCGATCGTGAAATAGCCATAATTTATTCTCCTATTATAGACCTGTTCCGCTTTGGCGGAAAAAGTGATTGTTAATTCTTACCAGAACTCCAACATTCGATGCCGCAGAGGTATCGTTGTTAAGTGGATCTTGAGTAATATCAATTGCTTGAATTACAAAAGTTCCTGCAGTACCTGATTCAGACACATCAAGAGTTACCTTTGATATACCTGTTTGAGTATTGCCTGATAGATTTGTTACTTGGTAGTTTCTAAACAAATCTGCAACAACAAAAGTTGCATCCGCTTTTATTTCATAAACTGTATCTGGTGCATCAATGACAGTTGCAATAATGTCACTAGCATTAATGTTGCCAGGATAAAAGTTTTTAAAAGTCGGTTTCTGAGTTGTTGGATCTGTATAAAAAACTCCATTAAAAACACCCACAACCGTGGTAGTTGTTCCTGCAGTGAACCTTTCAATTCCTCCAGCAGTGACTGGTACAACCAAATCACCTTGGAAAATTGCAGTTGCATAGTTTGCAGCAATTCTATAACGGTTTTGTGCGTTTATAAATGGGCTACCGTTTAGCTGTCGTACGGGTTTTAATCCGTATTGTTCAGTTACGTTTGCCATGTTTATATTTACTCCTTGTTAGTTTTTATACAGTGGTCGACTTTTGTCAAAAAATTATGACTTGCGTCCACCACCAAAAGTTACGCGAGATTGTCGACTAATATTAATCGGCATCTCAGGTCGTTGTTCCTTCATGAGTTCACCATCAATCGCGTTTAATCTATCTTGAGTAAGTCTCTTAAAATACTCAGCGCGTGATCGTACAATCTCAATTGGTATCCTTGCCAACACAAGGCCAGCAACCCCGATGAGACCTGCATACTTACCGTCATGAATGACTGGATAACTGTTAGCCCCATACTTTTTCAGTACTTCTTCGGCTCTAACAAATTCCCAACCTTCTCTCATTTTCTTCGACACATTTGCTGTGTCTTGAAAACCTACTGACTCGACTCTGATCCATCTATGAACAAAGCCGTCTGGCGCAGGTGGTGCATCCAGAGATGATGGTGGTGTCCATGGTTTTATTCTTGTTTCTTTAACTTCTTCGGACACGCGTGAAGTTCTATTATCATTTACGCTCATTTAAACCTCCTTCACGAATTTGGCGTATTCTTCTAGTGGCACCCCTAATTTTTTGGCAATAGCCACCTGTGATTTGGTGAGTCTCACAGTTCTGCGTCCTTGTTGTTTTCTTCCAGCGGAAGCAACGGTTTGGACGGGTTTCCGTTCATCAACTTTTTCAGTTGCAAATCGTTGAGGAAAATAATTCCTCATTCGATTGTTTATCTCATTATAATACTGATCACTTTCAACTTCAACTCCACTGCCAACTAGTTCTTCATGGATAGTAAAAGCGGCTTGAGTCATAACTTTATCTTCTCCAAACCAAGTATTATTTTGAGCCCAGTTTCTAGCTTTTTCGCTAGGTTGTGGTATAGGAGCATCTTTTTTTGACGCTGCCTGTTCAGCTTGAGCTTTTCTTTCTTCCTCAAGTTGCTTGACCCTCGCTACACGATCTGCCATTTGCAATTTAGCTTTTTCTTTTTGTACAGCTAATTGTGTTAGCTCATCGTTAGCCTCCATTATTTTTGAAGGGTCGTTTGCTTCAATTGCAGCTTTTAGTTTTATTTTTACTTGTTCTCTTTGTGCATCAACTCTTGCATCAAATTCTTTTAAGTATTGTTCATCAGCTGTATTGTAGCGATTCTCATATTCAGCATATTTTTTTTGTAACCCTTTTGCATAATCGGTAGCAGCTTTTTCTCTTCTTTCTGCCTCCCTCATTTTAAAGGTTAACTTATCAATACGCTTTCTTACATCCTCAGAAAGACTTAAAAGATTATCAGCTTCTGCTTTTTTTTCTTCTTTTTTAATTTCAGTCTCAACTTTAGGTTGTTCCTGAGATTTTGTTTCTTTCGTTTGAGGTTTATCTTCAACTTCTTCAACATCTACTTTGTCATCCTTTTTTTCTTTTGCATGGGAAGTATAACCTAAATCAACCTCTCCAACGTTTAAGTTAGGGGCTTTAGGTTTACTTTCAGCTTTATCCTCTAATTGTATTTCTGTTTCTTTAGCATCGCTAAGATCCAATTCAACTTCGGGATTTTTTTTGATTTCTTCAGCCATGTTTTATCTCCTTAGTATAGATGAAGAACATCAGATGGTTTACGAACAATACCTATGATCTCGTCATCATTTAAAATACGATGCTCACCATATTTTGTTTTAAATCTAGAACCAGCGTATCTTCCATACATTACAAAAACACCGACCTTACACCAATCTCCAGTTGAAAATCTTTTTTTATCTTTATAGCAAAGATCTCCCATTTTAATTACTAATCCAACAACTGTGGTCATTTGAATAGTGTCATGAGATTGCTCTGATAAAAAAACTCCACCGTCAGTTTTTGCTTTTCCAGAATAAGGACGAATTAAAAGTCTATAACCTGTTGGATCAGGTAATGAATCTAGATATTTTTTTATGCCCTCTGGGTCTGTAGGAAGTTTAATACCTTCTCGTTCGGTATCATCTATTTTAGGAACAATGAGTTCCTTTTCAGGTACTATTATCGTCATCGATACTCTCCTCTGTATTTTGCAGGTCTTTAAGATCCTGAAGCAGCACTTCTAAAGCACTGAGCTTACCTTTAGCATACTGGAGCCTATCAATGGTGTCTATACCATAGACTATGTCTTGTTTGGTTTCCTCTATTCGCTTCTTAATAAAAGTCTTTACTGATTGTAATGTATTATAATCAAGCATTTTTCCTTAAATTATATAAGTAATTTATAATGTTAAATGACTCATTGTTATCAAACATATCTTTTAAACCTATTTCATATGCTCTTTCTTTTGCATTTTTACCATCAACAAATATATCAGTAATTAGGCTTCCCCATTTTTCCCTAGATTTTTGTAAATATTTTTCTCGTCTTATTTTTTCTTCTTCTTTAGATTCAAATCCGTCCCATGATGATTTCCCGTGAAAATGAATTACGTAAGAATGAAACGCTATTAAAGTTTTAAAACCTTTAATTGCACATCGTATTCTAAAATCCATGTCCTCCCCTCCACAGTTTGAAAAAGTTTCGTCAAAATATCCTACCTCATTGTGCACATTGAAAGGTATCCTAGCCAAATATGTTTGCGTAAAAATTCTTTCGTAAAGCTCATTAAATAAATATGCTCCTCTTTGAAATCTAACAAAAGCATCTAATTGTTCTACATTAGGTAAATAATCTTCTAATTTCATAACAAATCTTGTCTTAAAATTAAGTGCATCATAGTTAACGTTTATATTACAACACGGTATAATAATTGAATCATTTTTTTGACATATAGGTTCATACCAACCTCTAGTAAATGCAATATCATTTGTAATCAAAACAAAATCAGCTTTATAGTCTTTTGCTATTTTTAAACCTTGATTAAAATTTTCTGCCCAACCCATTGGTTTTTCATTATTTGTGTAATTATGAATAGGATAGTTTTCATTCATAAATATTCTTGTGCCATCATTATTTATAAAAACGAAAATATCCTCTTTCTTTATTGGAGTATGTTTAAAAAAAGTATCTAAACAAACTCTTGTGTAGTCCTCTGTTTGTTTTGAGCTAACTAAACAGAAAACAGTCATAACTTTTTTAGAACTGTAAGACCGTTGTTATTTGAATATACCTCATGACGAATCCAATTTGAATTTTCAAGAATAAATTCATCAATGGCTTTTAATAATTGATTAGGCCCACATAAAACTGTGTCGTGAAATATTATATATTTTTTTACCTTATTAGAATGTTGTTTTAACTCCTTTGAGCATTGATCGTAGGTATGATCGGTATCTATAAATAATAAATCTGTTGGCTCTATAATTAATGAACTATCTAATGTGCTAATTTGTTTAAAAGAAAAATCTTTTTCTTTTTCATTTGCAGATTTAAAATGTGTTACAATATATTTTGATACGTCCTCAATGTCGTACGATCTAATTGTTGAGGCTTTTGAAGCAAGCCAAGCCCAAGTGCTAACACCAGTTCTAACTCCAAATTCTGTAACATGATCGCACTCATCAGCATATTTTTTTAATGTAGGTAAGTGTTCATTTATATCCGATGTATTCCAACAATTATAAGCATAACAAAAATCAGTTAATTTTTTTGTTTGAACATTAATGCTATAAATTAAATCATTTGATTTTTCCATGTTGCAGGTGTTTTAGCATTATTTATTTCTATATCCAAATAATATTTAAAATTCTTAGGACCCTGTTGTTTAATATAATCACAAGTCTTTTCGATTGCTTCTTTTAATGAAACTGTAGTTTTATAATCTAACAATTTTCTAACTTTAGCTGACGAACAAACAGCATTTTTAACTTCTCTTGGTCTATCTGGGGCATAAACAAATGCACCATTATATTTTGTTACATTAGCACATAAATTTGCAACCTCTCTTACTGTTACAAATTCTTCGTCTGGACCTATATTTATAATTTGATTTACTACAGTTGGTTCATCTAACATTTTTAATAAAGCACTTAAACAATCATCTACATAGCTAAAGCAACGAATCTGTTTACCATCACCATAAATTATAGGAGGTTTATTTTGTAACATACGATTTAAAAAAATTGACACGACATTTCTAAAAGGATCGTCATACTTTTGTTTTGGACCTATAATGTTATGTGGCACAGCAATCACCCATTCTACTCCATGTGTATTACACAAACATTTTAAAACCTCTTCTCCTGCTACTTTAGATATACCATATGGATCTACAGGCATTGGTTTCATCTCCTCTTTAAAGGGTGTTCCTTGTGAACCATATCTTGCCATTGAGGAACAAT